GAACAGTTGGTTAAAACCTCCTGATATTCAAGGCAAAGTAAAATATAAATTAACAGAAGATTGTCGAATCGACAAAGTTACATTTGAGACTATAGCAAGTCCAAACGCTTTGAAATGGTGGGGGAAACTTGAACGGGGTAGGCCAGACCAATCTCATAACTATATTGTGGCCTGTGATATTGCAGTGGGAACAGGGGCAAGTAATTCTGTTATGGCAGTTGGGGATGTCAATACTAAAGAATTAGTTGGATTATATGTAAATCCCTTTATTGACATTATGAATTTTGCTGAATTAGTTGTAGCTACCTGTAAATGGGTAGGCGGTGCAACAAAAGAAGCATACTTGATTTGGGAAGCTGGTGGCCCTGGTGATACATTTGATAAATGTATTTATAAGTTAGGTTACAATTTTGTCTATTATCAGACAGATGAAAAAATACCCAAGAGAACAAAACGTCATAAACATAGGGGTTGGAGACCAACAAAGGGTGTTAATGGTACAAAGTTTGATTTATTGTTACAACTCTCTGGGGCATTGCAAGAAGGTTTTAAGGATAAGTCAAAGTTTGAATCGTTGAAAATACACGATGAACAGTTAGTAAATGAGTTACAATCTTATGTATTTTATGAGGGTAGAGTTGATGTAGGGCCAGTGGCAGCCCAGTTAGAAACAAGCGGTGCTAAGTTTGCTCACGGCGATAGAGTTATTGCTGTGGGTATGATAGTGTTAGCAATGAAATACCAACCTAAAGCTGCTCTTACACAAAATCGTAGTTATGGTGAGGGTACTTTTGGACATCGGATGGATGAACGCAAACGTAAAGTTGAAGAAGCTAAACAAAATACGAGATACTTATATTAGGTTATTATGAATTTTGTAAAGCGATTACAAAAAGGTTGTAGAAGTTGGCAGAAGATGATAGAGCCAGCACTATCCCATAGGGATAAAATGTTGGAATATTGGGCTGCTGGCTATTTTAATAAAGCTGTTTCTGGGATGCAGATTTTGAAACTTATTGACAGGGGTGTTGGAATCATAGTGCCTTATATGACTATGGCTAATCCTGCGGTGTCAGTAAGTTGTAAACGTATCGCTCTAAAACCCTTTTCAAAAACTTTAGAATTGACATTACAGGAGTGGTTGGATAAGGTTAATTTCTCAGAGGATTGTTTACGGCCTTTAATTATAAATTCATTATTTGGTTTGGGTGTAATAAAAGTTGGTGTAATGGCTGAGGAAGAGGCCGAATGGAGAGGTAATTACTTTCAAATAGGACAACCATACTTTGAAGTTATTGATGATTCTGATTATATTGGAGATGTGGCTGCAAAGAGTAGGGCTGATTTTGAGTTTGAAGGTCATAGATATTTGTTACCTACCGAGTTTGCTAAAGATTTTTTTGGTGGAAAAGCTGCGGATAAGATTAAGCCTAATTATAAATTACACGGAGACCACTCACCAGACAATTTAACTAAGAATACTTTAACGGGTGAAGATTTCCATACATTAAAAGAATATAGTGAGTTCATAGACCTATACATCCAAGACCAAAATGAAGTTATAACCATAATGGCAGATGAAACGTCTGATAAGATACTTCGGACTGTTGAATGGGAAGGTGATACGGGTGGCCCGTTTGATGTACTTGGTTACAAGTTTATGCCGAAGTGTCCACTGCCTATCCCGCCCGTATGGTCGTGGTTGGATATGGATACTGCTATCAATGTACTTGCAAGTAAGATGAAACAACAGGCAGAAAGACAGAAATCTGTTTTGGCATATCAATCAGAAGCCCAAGAAGATGCGGATAGAATTAAAAACTCTGTTGATGGGGGAATTGTAAAAGTTGATAATATTGAGATGTTAAAAGAGATAAGTTTTGGTGGAGTGAATCCTGAGAATTATCAATGGGTTAATTATATAGAGAGTCAATTCTCAATACAGGGGGGCAATCTTTATACAATGGGAGGTCGTAATACTCAGGCTGAAACATTAGGTCAAGAACAGATGTTGATGTCAAACGCATCTAAAATGCTTGATGATATGGTTAATCAAGTGTATAGGTTTGTTAAACGTAACATTAAAAAAGTGGGTATGTTTATTTGGACAGACCCACTATACCAACAGAGGGTGATAAAAAGTATTGGTTCAGTTATAGAGGTTGAAGAAATATTTGATAGGATGTCCAAAGAAGGGTCTTTTAGTGATTATGATATAGACGTTAAACCCTACTCAATGCAACGATTTAATCCAATGATTAAACAACAAATGCTGATGCAATTTTTGACAGGTTGGATTATACCTGTATTGCCATTGGCTCAACAGCAAGGTAATGAGTTGGATGTTAATAGAGCTACTAAAGAGTTGGCAGATACGATGGGCTTAGACTTGAGTGATTTTTGGAAGTCGGCTGTACCACAGCAAACTGACTTAAACTCACTCGTACCTCAACAGTCCGGCAGTCCAGGACAATCTGACGATAGATTTGGGGCAAGCAAATCATCTAAGTTGGCTAACTCCAGTCAATTTCAAAATTCAACAAGAGCAAACAAGCCAAGTCCAGACAATAAGAAGAAGGAAAAGAAATGAACAGGGTTAGAATAATTGCTGTGGTAGTATTAGTTTGTCTTGCTGGTTCAACTTTACTCATCGAATATCCTAATCTGAGTAAAGATTATTTGAGTATTCCTGAGCAAATAGTTCAGGCAACTGTATTCGTAGAGGTTGAGTCTATCAGTGGTGATACTTGGTCAGGCAGTGGTTTCATTATCAGAGAAGATGGTTTGATTGTAACCGCAGGCCACGTTGTTAATGATGCCAAAGAGATTAAAGTAACAACCTATACTGGAATGTCTTTGATTGCTACGGAGTTTTATGGTGAGGATTACCCAGATTCAGATGTTGGTTTTATCAAAGTTGATTGGAAACTGTTGCCAACACTTAAAGTGGCAAGTAATAGTAATTTGAAATATAACGATACAATTTATATTTGTGGCTGTCCTTTTGGTAAAGATTTGGCGTGGACATTGACTAAAGGAATAGTTTCAGGTTTTGACAGAATTTTAGAAGGTTTGGGTAAGAAATGTCTTTTGCAAGTAGATAGTCAAAGTTGGCCTGGTAATTCTGGCGGGCCAGTATGTAATGAACAGGGAGAGGTGGTTGGTATTTTGATAGGTGGGATGTATAATGCTGACGGTATATCATTATGTACTACTTCTGATGTTTTGATGAAGGCTTTAATCAAATATGATGCAGACAAAGCACTTGACGGGCAAATATGAAGCTATGTAAGAACGATGCCATACTTTGTAAGTGGGAAGATATTGCTCAGTATAATGAATGGTCAGATGAGAAAGACGCATCTGAGAAATCTGTGGCTACCTGCTTATCGCTGGGTTTTTATCTTAATGAAACAAAACGATTGTTACGTTTAAGTGATACAATTTGTTCGGATGGAGACCGGAACGTAACTATAATTCCCAAAGGTTGTATTCTCAAGATACGACGTTGGGACAGTGTTAAAAGATAGGAGATAATATGCCGTTTCAGTCGGATGGGAAAATCCGAAAATGTAAATACTGTGAAAATCCCGCAAAGATAAATTATAATGGGATTAAACGCAGGCATAAAGGATATTTAAGAACCTGTGGAAGTAAAAATTGCCTTCATAAACAATATGAAGATACAAAAGTTAATAACAAGAAAAAATTTATTGCAAGAAATATACATCGACTGTGTGGCCACTGTGGAGAAGATTTTATTGCCATAAGTCCAACGCAAAAGTGGTGTATTGTATGTGCTCCTGATAATGTTTCAAGAGCAATACTAAGACGATATGGTTTGAACAAAAAAGAGACAGATGAGTTATTTCTAAGGAATAAGGGATTATGTCCTATTTGTTTGAAAAATCAGGTTACTGTAATTGACCACTGCCATATAACCGGAAAGACCCGTGGGGCTTTATGTCAAGGGTGTAATGCTCGTTTGGCTATTGTAGAAGATGAGAATATATTGCAACGTGCATTGGATTATTTGGGGAGTTGGTTATGAGTCCTTTTGTTTCTGAAAGTCAAAGACGTTACTTATATGCAAGACGCCCTAAAATCGCTGAACGGTGGGCAGATAAATACGGTACACCAAAAGATTTACCTGAACATAAATCTAAGGGTAAGTTATACAGACGAGTTAAAAAGGAGAAGTAAACGTGGCAGCAACAGCAATATCCAGAGTATCTGTTGAAGTTGATGGTTTAGGTACTGGTGTTCAAAAACTTAGTTGTAGGTATTCTGCAACTGCCCCAGAGGAAGTATTTCAAGGGTATCAAGTAATTGGTACTACTGTTGCAAATCTTGATTTGGGCGGTATTGCAGTTACAAAAATACGTGGTGTAATGATACGAGCTATTGGCGGTACTGTGGGTGTCTTGGTTAATGATGTAGGTACTGGCACACCGTCCGCAACGGTTGGTAATATAATGATACCTGCGAATGGGTGTGCGTTTTTGCCTATTGGTGGTGGTTTAACTACTGCTTACACTATCAGAATAATAGGTTCAGCAGCAGCCGCAGCTATCGAATATATTGTTTATGGTCAGGAGACTTAACTTGCCAAGATACTTCTATAGATGTAACAAATGTGGCAAGGATTTTGACGCTTATGTATCAATATCTAACCGCAATGAAATGCAACAGTGTGA